GCTTTGTCAATAGCTACTGTGATCGTGTTTCCACGCCAGTACGGGGTGGCTCTGCCGAGTGCTGCGACCGTTAGAGCGGAGTCCCACATCGCTTGTGAGGAGTCGAAGGAACCATCCCAAGTCAGCCTATTTTCAGTGCCCCCATTTCCGTCCGGGACCAAGTCATCGCAGTAGTCAGCCCATTCCAGCCATCTGGTTAAATCCAGTTTAGATGGGTCATGGGCGCGATAATTATTATCAAGACTGGGGCCAAATTCAATCGCACTTAGAGAGCCGCCAACATCGTAGAATGAACTGTCAAAATAAAAGGTTCTGCCAGCTGTAGTTTCTACGGTGCGAACAACCACACCATCAACCCAATAATTGATCGTTGTTCCTTCATAAGAGATGAGAAAAACAGTGGATGTGGTATAGGTGCCGAAGCTACCCTTATTTACCCCAGACTCCCAAATCTGCACTGCCCCCGTACTCACTCCATAAAAGCCGTAATCAATCGTATTAAAGGAGTGGTTGTTTAGCGGGTCTTCATTGAGGCCGAAAAATACCCGTTTGTTCGTTTGCGGAATCGTGCAACGACAATAAGCGGCATTCGGAGATGGCGCAGTACTAGAGACGCCGCTATCCCATGCCGCTGCCCCTGTCAATTTACTTGGGACATCGCCAACCAAAGTGCAATTTCCGCCCACCACATAAGCAGTATTAAAAATCGGTTGGGTCAGGATGTCATAGCAAACCCATGCCGGATTGTTAGTAGTCTCAACATGCCATGTTCCGTCACGATAAACTCGGCACAATACTCCAGAGGTCTTACACTCGAACGAAAACCCGCCTGAAATTTGATCGGTAGCCAATGCGCGTAGCCCGACAAGAGCCTCACCCGGATATGTAAAATCATCGAGGACTACTTCCCGTACAGTTGAAAGATATAGATCATCCCCGTAGCGGGAATCCGTTTGATCTGCGGACAGGTTAGTAACCCGTATCTCATATCTACCAGCAGCAAGGTTTTCGACAGAATGTGTATATCGCAAGACTTGCTGCTGGGCTGCGGACGCCGTGACATAGTCTACGGTAGTGCTAATGGTTTCTTCCCATGAGGCGTCAATCCAACGCCATGTTGTCAGGTCGGCGCCTTCTTCACCTTCATAATGATCCGTTGCAACGGACGACCCTACCTCTACTTCTTGCCATGGGCCTCCCTGGGTATTATATGGATCATCTGTACCCGTGACCCAATACCCACGGGACCACTGACCATCATAGTGCCCATTTTGATAGGTCAGGCCTTGTTTTGTTATTGACACCCAAGCCCCCCATCCAGGGCCTAGTATCTCAATACTATAATTGACGGAGTTTGCGACAATGTTGCCGGTGTCATCATAATAATAGAGGCCATTGGGGAAAGTGACCTCAACCTCCAGTTTCCCGAAGTTATCGCCGATAGTTGTGTAGGAAACCGGCGATCCAGCGACAACCTTCGTCGCCATCGGGTATTCGATCTTAGTATCCCCAAATCCAGGAATTACTGTTTGGTTCAGATGCCCCAACCTGGAATGCACCGTGACACCCCGATAATTGGCGAGTGGCTGGCCGTTTATTTTGAGATCGTATATTCTTTTAAGCGACCCATCGCCTAAAGAAATCAGGACGTTGACGTATTGGTCTTTACCCACTGACTCCCGGTAGGCCCCGATGATGTTACCGGTGATTTTACAGGTGCCATAGTGCCGGGGGATAGTGGTGCCCTGTTGCTGAGTGGTCTGTGGGTTCCAAGAGTAGGCGTTTGATTGATCAACGCTACCGGCTCCGTTTAGGGCCGGGCGTTGCGGAGAGCCAAGCGGGGCGATGGCATTTACAAGTGCCGACCCTACTCCCATTATCACCATCGAACCTAGTGCGGCGGTAACAGCTGGTGAAAATGCCGACCCAAACAAAGAAGCCCCTAACGGACCGCCATAAACGTAAGCAACAACCGCCACCACTACCATCAGAATGGTGCGGAGCGGATTCTTCCCGCCGTCACCGCCGCCGCCATGGATAACCGGCATAATCACGACTTCTTGGCCGGGACGAACAAGGGTGGTTTCCCATAGCTCCGGCAAAACCTCGACGCCATTCACGGAGACCGCGAAACTCACTAGGTCGCCGGCAATCGGTTTCGCCTCCTGATCCACCAACGCAGCAAGATTCGGTGCCTCCCGGTACTCATAGGTGTAGCGGTCCTGGTTGGCACGGTTCATCGGGTCATAGACCCGTGTCATGGTGATAACGTTCATTTGGCGCCCCTACGAAACCGATAGAACCCCCGGATTTTATTAACCCAAATCAACGATGCAAGCTCCTCACAAGCCACGCTGGTTTTTTCCGTGATATGCACGAACCGCCCGTAGCCCACATAGACGCCGCAATGTGTGACGTATCGGGGGACCACTTGGAATAAGATCACATCCAGCGGCTCCGGGCAATCAACCTTTCGATAATACTTGGCGGCATCGTCTTGAATGCCCGCACTTTGTTCTGCTGGTTCCGCACTACTGGCATGATCAGGTAAATCAACGCCCCCGCGCCCACAAATCTCACGAACCAGCCCCCAGCAATCATAAGCGTCAGGGCCTCGCCCGTGATAAGCGAATGGCTTCCCTAAGAGGTCTGTGTAGTCTGGGATCATCATACGATTCTTATCCCTCGACCATCGAGGCCGGGATGCCCACCGAATCGAGTGGAGTTTCCCAGGGCTCGGCAGTTGTCCAAAGTACGAGAACACGTTGTGGCGGTTCCGCTGTACCCACAATATGGACCGGTGCCAGCGGGATAATTGAACTTGAACCGGCAATGCAATGCGATGTACTGCCATGCCGGGAACCGCTTATTTAGAGGGTTCGGGGCGCCAAGAGTAAAGGACACCCACTGCGCCGTGCATTTCGACCCCAACACCGTGAAATCAGCGGTAAGCTCTGCGTAATCCTCGGTGAGATGGGCGTGGTTTACAATAATCAGCGTTACCGTTGATCCGATGCCGCCATCATATTGCTCTACATAGGATTGAATCACGCGGGAGACATTGGACACCGATATAGTTACAGTGGGAATCTCCCCTTTGCTGGTCTGCTTCTGCTGCTCATAATTGAAGGCGAAGGCACTATATGTCTGGCCTTGGAAAACGACATCATCGGTGTTGTTGACCAGATAAAGGTGCTCGCCACCAGGCAACGCAATGTCGAGCATCGCCAGCCATGGACTATCCTGATCCATGCCATTCGCTGCTCTGATTATGACGGGAGGCAGATCAAGCATCAGGCTTCCTTCACTTTGTAGGCGATGTCAAAAAAACGCTTGTTGCCCTGGTCTTGCGGGGTGTAAATGGGAACGGGCATCAACCGCACGTTGTAAGCCACTGCAGTATCAGGGTGCGTCCAAGAAAATATGGCGGACCCATGGGCGGCATCCCCGATGAAATAGGCGTCAAGGGCGTTTACATCGGCCTGTGTGCATCCCCGGTGCATGACATCGAAGGTGATGCGGTTCCGGGTGAAGCGTGGTCTCGTGGTCTCATAACCGGCTTCAGAAGAATCGCGGATTACCATGTCCTCCCGTTGGGGAGTCGGGGACACCATGGGCTTCGTGGATAGCGTAGGGAATGCCATTATGCGCGTGCTCCTGAGAATAGACCGCGAAGAGGGCCGCCCTGCTGGATGTCCTCAAGGATGGTCGTCACGATATATGATTTGCCGTCGAATTGGACGCCGCCGGATTTAGCAGAGACTGGCTGTCCGGTCTGGTTTATCACGTTGACTTGAACGCTCACCTCTCCTTTGCCACTGCCGAGTTGACCTTGGTTCAGCACTACCTCGGCCCCATTTTCTCCAAAGGCATAGCTGCTGCCAGAACGTAGGCCGCGACCAAACACTGGTTCGTTGATCACGCCCCCGCCTGCCATAGCAAAATCAGCACCACCGACGCCAACCATAGAGTCATAGGCGGAAACCTGAGAGAACGCCGCAGGGGTTCCACTGCCACCGCCCCCGAAAGCAGACATTATGCCGCCGAAGATGCCCCCCATGTTATTGGTGAGCGGCTCCACCACACTCTTCTGGATAAGCATCTGAGTGATCATCTTGCCAAAGGATTCCAGGATGCCATTGAAAGTCACCTTGGCGCCCCACAACACGTCGTTAAAATCCTTGGCCATGTTTGACGCCCACCCGGTAAACGCTTCCTTCATATCCTCGGCGACGGTGGTGCCGGTTTTGCCGAGTTTCTCCAGCGACTTCTGGTAGGCATAGGCAGCGTCTTCCTGCTGGTTCAAGATCTCAAGGTTCTGCTCTGCCTGCCGTAGCTCCAACTCGTGGGCTTGGGCCATAGCGGTGGCCGGGGTGATCAACTCTTGTTTCAGCGCGTCCTGGATGGCATATTGTTTCTTTCGATACTCCTCGGTGAGCCGGGCGACTGCCTGGGCTTCTTTCGGGAGGGCGTCAATGGAGGCTTGGAAATAGGCGTCCTGCACCCGATCCAGCTCCGACATGGTGGTGGTCAGGCGCTCCATTTCATCGGTGTATACCGCCGCCGCCTTGGCTTTCTCCTCCCATACCGCGATCTCGGATTTATCCCCGAACTTGCTGCGGTACTCGATGGCCTTGTTGGTGATCTCTTGTAGCGTCTTATCGAGGCCGGTGAGCGCGGAGAGATTCATTTCGCCTTCAAGCGTGCGTTTCGTATCCGCCCATTGTTCCGCGAGTTTGGCACCGGCAGCCTTTGCTTGATCAGCTTCTTCCTTGGCCCGCTGTGCCGCGATACGAGCCGCATTTGCTGCCACTTCCGCCGGACTCTCTTTATATGCCCCACCTGCCGCTGTCGCCATCGGTTTCCCGGCGGCGTCTAGGCTTCCAGCCAGTGCAGCGGAGCGCGTCTTAGCAATGGCTTCGTACTTCTTCCCGATCTTGTCGAGAGAGCCCATCACCCCGGTCCAATCTCCGGTGGTTTGCCCTTTCATGATTAGCCAAGCTCGTTCCGCCGCCTCGGCCACCCAATCCCACGTCTTAGCTAAGGCATGGACGATGTAGACGCCGGTTTTCGCGCCGCTCTCAAAAGAGGCCCACCATTTCCCGATCTCCCAACCTATCATAAAACCGCTGAGAACAGTCATGGCAGCTTTCAATGAGAGAACCCCTACCGTAGCGACCTGGGCGGAAGTGGCCACGGAAACCCCCATTGCATTGAATTGGGCAGAAGTGACAGTAGCTGCTGCCCCAGTGAGGCTCAACTGCGCCTGCATCGCCACAAATAAAGAAGTGAAGATACCAAAAGAGGCGGCGAAGCCATTATTGATTATAACAGCGGTCCCCATTACAGCGACATACCCCCCCACAATTCCTGTAGCGTATAACAAGCCTTGCGAGAAATCTGCGATCACTCCTGCCGCCGTATTCAATTCATCGGTATGGGAGCGAATCCATTTCTGGCCGCCGGATACCGTTTGATAAAAGGCGAGGGAAGCCGCTGTCAACTCCGGCAGAAACAAATTACCAAGAGCTAGTTTCAGCTCCTCCACCGGACGTTTACTGGAGGAGATATTCTTTGCGGCAAGACCCGTTGAATCTCCGTATAGCTTCATCAA